CAGACGGCAACACCAAGAACACATTCTTTTGGCAAGAACGAGCAATGATTCGTTTGCCATTCAATGGCGTCAAAGGTGAAATGGAATCCAAACAAGTATATGTGCAAGTCCCTTGCGTGGAAATGTGGCAAGAAACTTGTCCTGTGCTGACAGAAGTTCGCACTTGGTTCAAGGACAAGAGCCTTGAAGAAATGGGTCGTAAGTATTGGAAAAAACGCAGTTACATTTTCCAAGGCTTTGTTCGTGAGAATCCACTAGGCGACGACAAGACTCCAGAAAATCCAATCCGTAGATTCATTATTGGTCCACAAATCTTTACCACTATCAAGGGTGCATTGATGGATCCTGAGTTGGAAGAATTGCCAACAGACTACCTGCGTGGATTAGACTTCCGCATCAGCAAAGGTAGCAAAGGCGGCTTTGCTGACTACAACGGATCAAAGTGGGCTCGCAAAGAGACAGCACTCACTGAAGCCGAACAAGCAGCCATTGAAAAGCATGGCCTGTTTGACTTGAGCACATTTATGCCCAAGAAGCCCGGTGAAGTTGAACTCAAGGTAATCAAAGAAATGTTTGAAGCAAGTGTTGATGGACAGAGTTACGACACAGAACGTTGGGGTCAGTATTTCCGTCCAGCTGGTGTTAATGCTCCAGCAGGCAGTGCTACACCAGCGCCAGCAACAGCCGTTGTTGATGGACACGGTGATGTTCACGAAGTTGAAGCCAAGTCAGCACCCGCAACAGCGGCATCAAGTGATTTTGATGATGAGCCAGCAGTGGCCAGTGCTCCAGTAGTGGCCAAGCCATCTTCAGACAAAGCTCAAGACATCTTGGCAATGATTAGGGCCCGTCAAAAAGCGTAACAAATGCTATCGCATTTAGATCGCGTTTTGTTTCCAGACCGCTGTGAGGTAATTGAAATCATACCCTCACAGCGGTATGTCTATGTTATTTTTAAAAATGGACATACTAGTTTCTTTACGCCACAAAAAAAGAACAACTGGCCAATACGTATCAATCAACAGATTCGACGAATCAACACAATTGATGTAATCATACGAAATCCTCAAGATCGATTAATTTCAGGAATCAACACATTTATACAACACACCGTGAGAGATAATCCTGCGCTTGATCCGGTTACAGTAGAATGGTTCGCATTGAATTACATATCGTTGAATCGCCATTATGCTTCACAGTTTGTGTGGTTATTAAATTTAGCAAGGTATTTGAATCCCAATACCACGTTGAACTTGTTGCCAATGGCGGCCATCGGAGAACTCACAGGAAGAGATTCAAAGCCCGAAGGTGTGCTTCCGGCTAACACAGAACTAATAAAACGAATCTCATCAGTGAAAAACAACAACATGTATCAGCGTATCGATGCAGTGATATTTGATTGTATTGGACAGTCGTTGACTTGGCAACAGTTATTACAACGGATAAAAACCGCTGATCCTACAGCATACGAGTATGTGATTGAGTATGCACAACAGATTTTAAATCCAACCTATGTATTGTCCTAGACTAGATCATTTTGTTCGTTTCAACAGCAACGGCACAGTTAGTCGCTGTGGACACATGGTCAACGCACCAGAATTTGCCACGCTTGAAGCAATGGAATCCAGTGAGTGGCTGGTCAATACCAAACATTTGATGAGTAGTGGACAATGGCCTGACGAATGTATACGTTGTGAAGAAACTGAACCTGACAGCATACGAGCGTATGCAACAGAGTTAGACCATCAAACTGAACAGAAAGATTATTTACAAGTAGGTGGTGTGTTGGACAATCTGTGCAATGCCGCTTGCCAAACATGCAATCAAAATCTCAGCAGTAGAATCGGCAGCTTAGCCGGACCTGTATTTCCAATTATCAATAATACGGATCAATTCTGGCAATTGCCACAAGAACGAATTATGCATTTAGATATCAATGGCGGCGAGCCCAGTTATAGTAAAAACTATAAACGACTGTTGAAAAATTTGCCACCTAATTTAAAAACGCTCAGATTAAATACAAATTGTAGCACAGTATTAACTGAACTAGTTGATATAGCCCGCAGTGGCATCGAAGTTACAGTCACAGTAAGTTGTGACGGCATCGGCACAGTGCATGACTTTGTGCGCTGGCCTATACCTTGGCAAGATTTTTATCGTAATTTAATGACCTATAAAACAATGCCAGTCACATTGAATTTGTGGACAACAGTCAGTGTGTTGAATGTAGATGACTTGCCCAACATTCAAAAATTTGCCTTAGAGCACAGCATTGATCACAGTTATGCTTACTTAAAAACGCCCGTTGAGTTGAGTGTTGATAATACTGACATTCCTGCTAGAGATGCATATATAGCAAAACAAAAACAACTAAGAGGCATAGTATGAAAATAGCAATCACTGGTCACACCGCCGGCATAGGTCAAGCTCTTGCTGAAGAATATCAACTCATGGGTTATGAAATTGTAGGTCTTAGTCAACGTGACGGCAACAATATTCGCAACACCGTTAAGATTTGTGATCAAATTGAACCGTGTGATGTTTTTGTTAACAACGCACAAGCCGGATATGCACAGACCGAGTTGTTGTTTGAAATGGCACAACGCTGGTCGGGCACCGGCAAACAGATTATTGTGATCAGCACAATGATGACTCAAGAACCTGTGTCGTCGTTGACTGGACTAGACATGGATCATTATCGTTTGCAAAAAGTTACATTAGAAGAAGCTGTGCGTCAAATACGACATCGTCGACTCAAAGTAAAGATCGTAGTAGTTCGTCCTGGTAACATTGCCACAAACTTGGATAAAACAGTGCCACCTGCCGCCGATGTCGATAACTGGGCTAAAACCTTATTGGGTCTATTAGATATGGCCGCAAAAAACAATCTTAGAATTCCAGATATTTCTTTAGGACCGGTATGACCCCCAAAGATATATTAACCAACAAGAATTTTTGCCCAATGCCATGGACTGGGTTGATGTATAACGTTGATGGCAAAGTAAAAAATTGTATTCGCAGTGATTTTACAACCGGTGGTCTAGGCAATATCAAAGACAACACCATTGAAGAAATACTGTTAGGACCTGTCAATGTTACCAAACAAACTAATATAATCAATAACCAGCCGGCTGCTGGCTGTCATACTTGTTACGATTTAGAACATGGTAAAGAAGGTTTTGATATTATCAGTGATAGAATTTTCTACATACGAGAATTCAAACAAACCCCATTGGATACTTATCGACCCAATAATTTTAATCTACAAACCATTGATGTTCGGTGGACCAATTTGTGTAATCTTGCTTGTGTATATTGTGGCCCTGTGTTTAGTAGTCGTTGGGCAGACGAATTGGGTAAAAAAATATCACAACCAACCGAACAACAGCAACAGGATTTCAGAGACTACATTTATCAACACGCCAAGAATCTCAAACATGTATACCTAGCCGGTGGCGAACCCTTGTTGATGAAGGAAAATTTAAAACTACTTCGAGAATTAAACCCAGACGTTAATCTTAGGATAAACACAAATCTTAGCAAGGTTGATACAGGAGTGTTTGATGCAGTATGCCAATTCAAAAATGTTCATTGGACAGTGAGTGCAGAAACCATAGAAGATGAATTTGAATACATACGATTCGGCGGTAAGTGGCAGGATTTTTTAGACAATCTAAACACAATTAGAAAACTTGACCATAAGATAAGTTTCAACATGCTATGGTTTCTTTTAAATTATGACTCGGTATTTGGATATGTAGACTACCTTAAAGGTCTAGGATTCCATAATAATAGTTTTGTCATTGGTGCGTTACTCACTCCTGATTACCTAAATATTAGACATTTACCAGAAAATGTGTTAAACTCGTTAAAGTTAAAATTACAATCAAAGATCAACGAAAATCCAGGGTACCTACTTGAAGATAGTTATCGGAATATGTTGCATTACATTGAGCAACCAATTGAGAAGAATTTAACAAATTCATTTGAACAATTGGCAACAATGGATCAACGGCGTGGAGTAGACAGCAGTAAAATTTTTACAGAATTATACAAACTTAAAGAAGGAAAGTAATCATGGCAAAACCATTTGATATAAGCAAGTTCCGCAAGGACATCACCAAAAGCATTGAAGGCCTAAGTATTGGTTTCAATGATCCAACTGATTGGATCTCAACAGGCAATTTTGCCTTGAACTATCTTATCAGTGGAGACTTTAATCGAGGTATTCCACTGGGCAAGATTACAGTATTTGCCGGTGAGTCTGGTGCAGGAAAAAGCTATATTTGTTCAGGCAACATTGTTAAGAACGCACAAGAGCAAGGTATCTTTGTCATCTTGGTTGATACAGAAAACGCACTAGACGAAACATGGCTACATGCGCTTGGTGTAGATACCGGTGCAGACAAGTTACTTAAATTAAACATGAGTATGATTGATGACGTTGCCAAGGCTATTTCAACATTCATGATTGATTACAAAGCTCTACCAGATGGTGAGCGCATGAAGGTATTATGGGTTATCGACTCATTGGGCATGTTGTTGACTCCAACTGATGTGAATCAATTTGAAGCCGGTGACATGAAAGGTGATATGGGTCGTAAGCCCAAAGCACTAACAAGTCTTGTTCGTAATTCAGTCAACATGTTTGGTGGCTTCAATGTTGGAATGGTTTGTACGAATCACACCTACGCAAGCCAGGATATGTTTGACCCAGATGATAAGATTTCAGGTGGCCAAGGCTTTATCTATGCATCAAGTATTGTTGTTGCTATGAAGAAAATGAAACTCAAAGAAGATGAAGAAGGTAACAAAATCTCTGAAGTAATGGGTATCCGTGCTGGATGTAAGGTAATGAAAACTCGTTATGCTAAACCATTTGAAGGTATGCAGGTTAAGATTCCGTATGAAACAGGCATGAACCCTTATAGTGGATTGACTGATCTAGCAGAGAAAAAAGGTATACTTAAGAAAGATGGCAATCGTTTGATGTTTGTTACCAGCGAAGGTGAGATAATTAAACAGTTCCGTAAGGCTTGGGAATCCAACGAAGATGGTTGCTTGGACAAAGTAATGACAGATTTTAAAAATCAGAAAGAAACAGTAACCACTGAAGAAACCGCAACGGAGGAATAACAATGACA